GACTCTGATAGGGCAAGTAGGCGCTCTGATATTCAAGATGGCCTCGATAATCTTTGGGGCGAGTATGGGACCGGCAAGGGTGGAGATGTCACACAAAGAGTGGGGGATAGTGGCGGAGCTTACTTCCAACCTCCTTCAGATAAAGCGCCGGAAGAGTTACTGTCTACGTTTGTTAGCGAAAAGACTAGTGTCTTAGAGGAGCAGCTTCGCACCGGCCGCCGTCGCACCGCAGGTGGAGAAGTTGAAATGTCTGACGCTGACCGCCGGGAAGCACAAACTATTCTCGACTATTTGAAAAACACTTCCCCAGAGCAGCAGAAGAAAGATATTGTAGATTTCTTACGCAGAAATGTTGAAGATGAAGACACCGTTGTTGCCTGGCGTGCCAGCCCACAGACTATTGGTCTTGTCGCTGAGGATGGACGAATTAAGACTACGCACGAGTTGGAGTTTAGTCGCCCAACTGGGAGAACACGAGCAGACGACGTTGGTGCCACTAGCCCACCGACGATGCGTAGAGCATACGAAACTTCCATAGGGATTCCTGTTGATACCCCAGATGATGAACGTCCGGTTTCTGGGCTGGTTTCTTACGGTCCCCGCCGCCGTAGGGCTGCTGCCGATATTCTTGCTCAGCGTCAGGCTGAGTTGACTCCAGAAGAGTTTGCTCTGTATGATGTGCGCTCCGACCCATTGTACATGCAGGCAGTTAGTGGTGCGGCGGAAGATTACGGCACAGCTATGGTGGAGTTTAAGCGTGACACGAATAGGAATGCCACGTTTGTTATCGGTGACTCTTTGAATATTGGTGGTGTTCCTGCTGGTATGGAGAATGCTTCTGATGAGGAGTTGTTGCGGATGGTGTTTGATGACACGTATCGGAATGCCCCTAATTCTGCTGATGTGACTTCGCATGACCGGTTTATGGAGATGATGATTTTGGGTCGGGATGAGGCGCTTGGTGAGGGTTATGCGGGGTCTTGGCGGTTGCCTGATTCTAAGGTGGGCCGGGATTCGGGTTATCATGAGGCTCTTTTGCCTGGTGGTAGTGGTATTGCTGATGTGGAGACTGTGTTTTTGGATGGGCAGTATAATACGCAAGTTCCTGGCTACCGTAGTGGTCGGCCTTCTTTGGAGGTGTTGCAGGAGCAGGACCGGTGGATGAGCTTGATTCCTGACGAAGAACGTGATATGCTAGAGGAGATAGTTCGACTTAGAGGTGCTGATAGTTCCGAGGTGCAGTCTGCGTTAAATGCGTGGAAGCAGCTTCTTAACCAGTTTGATGAGTCTGAGAGTCGTAGGGAAATAGAGGAGACGTTAAAGAAATTGAATCAGGACTTGAAAATTCAGTGGCTTGAAAATAGGGGTGTAAGTTTGGAGCGCCGTATTGCCGCTGCTAAGGAACGTCTGGGCACTGATGATCCTATTGATCTTCTTATGCGACGTAATTTGGAAAAGCTGTTAGAGGGTATTCGTAAGCAACACGCAAACCTGCTTGGGCGTTGAGGTGTCTAGATGAAAAATAATCCGCCGCACAATTATTATCCGTTGGCTTTTAACGATGACGAAGTATTGTTGTTTGACGCAGATAGTTACGCAAAGAATGGTTCGTTAAAGGGCATGCTTGTTGGTTTGAGCGATGTTCGGCAGGTTCGTCATATCAGCATGTTTTTGTCACATGTGCCGGGTATGTTTTTTGTTAAACATCCGTTGGCCCAATTTTTCAATGTTGATTTGTATGCAAGTGAGGGTATTCCTGAAGAGTTGTTTACTGAGGATCTTCCCGAGATTCGGCTGGAGCGTGTATCGAAGTTTTTGAAGAACTTTTTGAATAAGATAGGGGTTTCGGTGGATGGGGAACCGTTTGAGTTTAGGCGACCTATTGAAGATTCTAGGGTTGATAGTGAGATTGAAAGTTTGTAGAAAGGTAATTTGTGATGGCACCGCATAAAAAGTTTACATTAGAAAGTGGCACTGAAGTTTCTGTTGATCGGCTTATTGCCGACAGCCTTGTGCGCCCTCGGGCTAGTTGGCCCATTCCAGAGGCAATGACGGAGAATGCGCAGGTAGAGTTGTGGAAGAGAGCCCGGTATGCCGAAGTATAGAAAGATCACAGGTGGTGGTAAAACTTACGTAGAAGCGATTCCTGCATGGCAGCAAGATTGGGAAAATCACGAGCTAGATCAGTGGGATGATGTTTATCGTGGGTTTGAACAGTGGGAAATTCTAGACCTAGTAGAAGAGTATCCTGACGCTACCCCCGACGAGTTAAAAGAAATGGCGTTGGCTGCACGAGAAAACGATTCCGACTGATAGTTCCATCCATATTCCGTCGTTGCATGGTAACATAATACTTGACAGAGCAGACTTTCGTCTGGCCCTCAGGGCAAGTCAATACGTATTGATATCGACAACGAAAATTGGAGGCTAAAAATGCCGGGAATTAATGTCACCACTGCAGTACGCACTGGTCCTGTCGGCACTACGGACATCGTATCAGGTCAGGCGTTCATGATTGGTGCAACAGAGCGAGGGCCGGTGGATGAGCCGCTTTTGCTTAGGTCTTTTCAGGACTACACCACGTATTATGGTAACTATCAGGCTAATTCGCTGTATATGCATGCGAAGACTTTTTTTGATGAGGGTGGTTCTCGTTTGTATGTGCGTAGGGCGCATGCGGGTACGGCGGCTTCAGCAACGGTTGGTTCGCTTGCTTTGAATGACAGCGCATCGTCTGCGACTATGATTGTGGAGGCTAAGACTCCGGGTCCGTGGTCGGCTAATTTGACTGTTCAGGTGCAGAACAATAGTGATGATAGCAATATTGCTGCTGGTTCGTTTAGGATTTTGATTCGTCTTGATGGTGAGCTTCTTTTGTCGACTCGGGATTTGGTTGATGTGAGTGATGCTATTAATGTGATTAATTCTTCGTCTGTTAATCATTTGATTGAGGCTTCTGATGATGTTACTTCTTCTAACAACCCTGATTCGCTGGCGGCGACTGCGCTTTCTACAGGTGTAGCTCCTGCTCCTACTGATACTACGATTGCCGAGGATTTGGTGGGCACCTCTGCGGGGGCAGTTTCCCGGTATGGGGATGGGGCGTTTAGCCCAAATTTGAAGAGTGGTGCCGTTTTGGCTCCTGAGAATGGTGTGACTGCTGTTTGGGCTGCTCTGCGTGATCATGCTGTGGCGAATAATCGTATTGCGATTTGTGATTTCAGCTCGGGCGACTCAGCTGCTACTGCTCGTTCGGCTGCGGCAGCCTATTATAGTGATTCGAGTGCGCACTATATGGCGTTCTACTGGCCTTACGTAAAGGTTCCCGTTCCTAACTCTTCCGAGTTGGCTACTGGCACTTCGGCCCTGATCGGTTCCACTTTGACTATCGCCCCGTCTTCATATGCGGCTGCTGCGAGGGCACGGGCGGTTCAGGAAGCCACTGGACCTTGGCGTGCGGGTGCCGGTCAGATTTCTTCGGCTAAGACGATCACTGCGTTGGCTCAGGATGTGACGGCGGCAACGGGTGATATTATGGACAACGCCAGGGTTAATGCTTTGCGTAAGGTTGGCACTTCTATTCGGGTGTATGGTGCCCGCTCTGTGTCAAATGATGAAACGAACTGGCGGTACATCACTCAGCGAGACACCCTTAACTACATTACGGTTGGGGTTGCGGACCGAATGGAACAGTACCTGTTTGAAACGGTTGACGCACGAGGAAATCTTTTCGGACGAATTCGTGGTGCGATTAAGGCGTTCCTTGAGCCCATTCGGGTTGCGGGTGGTCTTTTTGAAGCCTACGATGATGATGGTGTGTTGCTTGATCCTGGCTACAATGTTACGGTCAACAGCACTAATAACCCGACTAGCCAGCTTGCCACCGGCCTTGTTAAGGCTGATGTTGGTGTGCGTGTGTCTGGTGTGGCGGACCTTATCAATATTACGATTACTAAGAGTAATTTGTCGGCCCCTGTTATCTAAGGAGTATTTTAAATGGCTAAAGCAACTCAGAGGCAAATTGTCGGAGAAATTGCTCCGGTTCTAGATGTCCCAGGGCATTCCCCGGGGCCTCCTTTTCCGAAGTACTTTGCGACCGTAAGCGGCGGTGAGATTAGCGCTGCTGTTGAGAAAGTTTACGACGGTAATAGCACGTTCCCTGAGGTGCTTTGTGCTCCTTCAGAGATTGGCGATATTACTGTTAGTAAGTTTTACGACCCTGACGAGGACGCATCGAGGCTTAATCGGCTTCGGCAGCTTGTTGGTATGACTTATTATGATGTGAAGGTGTACACGCTGAATTGTGATTTGAAGGAACCGGGTTCGGAGCGGGTGTATGCGAAGGCGCTGCTTGTTGGGCTTACTGAGCCTGATGGTGATGCTTCGTCGGGTGCCCCGGCTTCGTATTCGTTGACTTTCTCAATCAGTACTGTGGCCGCTGCCTGATATAGGTAGATAATCATATACAATTGAAAATTTCCCATCTTGGCTGAGAGTGTTTTTGGCTGGGTGGGATTTTTTCTGTTTACTTGACGTGTGCCCAGGATTTCTGTATGATACTGGTATGCCCGGTACGCTTTGTCTGCTTACCGTTTTATATGAAAGAGGTATCAAAGATCATGAGTATGAGTGATGACATTTTAGAGGTTCCTTCTTCTGTGGGTGTCGTTAATCCTCCGACTGCGACACCGGCCCCGCCTACCCGAGGGTTGACGGTTTTGGATCAGTTGAAGGAAGAGATCGCTAGGGAAGTTACTCGGGACGACATTTTTATTAATGTGCCTGAGCGTAAGGGTGTTACTGTTTCGTTTTCCCCAAATATTGCCAATGAGCAGTTGAAGGCGTGGCGGCGTAATGCTACTAATCGGAAGACCGATGAAATGGATTCGGTTAAGTTTGCGTGTTACGTGGTTGGGCAAACGGTGACTGGTATTTATTTTAATGATGAGCTTGTGCTTGATGAGCAGGGTAACGCTGTTACGTTTGCTTCTCCGGTTATGATGGAGATGACGAGGACGGATCGGCCTCTTCCTGATGCTATTCGTGCATTTTATGGGATTGACCCACATTTGGAGGCTGTTGCTTTGAAGATTTTGGATTATGCGGGTTATGGTGAAGATGTTGATGATGAGGACCCTACGAGGGGCTAGTTGCGGAGTTAGCAAGTGATGTTCGCATCATTTCTGCTGCTCGGCTAGCCGAGGCGTTTTCTACTGATCCTTTGCAAATTTTGGATTGTGATTACCATGAGTGGTTGATCCGTATTGCGGTTGCAAAAGCTTTAGCTAAGGATCGTGCGGATCAGGACAGAAAACGCCGTAATGTTAGTGGTGGCTACTGATCTGGGGCCAGGAATTTCTGTAGAATAACTACAGATGTTCCTGGCCTTAGTTTTTGTGAGGAAGTATGGCTGCTGAAGAAAAAGTCATAATTAGGGTTGAAATAGACTCCGATATTAACAATGACCTGCTTAGCATTGAACGACGCCTGAAGCGGCTTGAGGGTCGCCAGAAGGAGTTTAATCGTACTTCAGGAAAAACGGATGACAGGCTTCAGAGTATTGCTAAAAACAGTCGTGGTGTTGCGAAGCACTTAGACGAAGCGGCCGAAGCGACGCAAAAGCTTGATAAGAACACGAATCGGGTTAATCGTCGTTTTGGTGTTATGCGATCTGCGCTGCGGTCGGTTATTTCTCCTTTGCGAAAATTCATTACCACATTAAGTAAGATTTCTTTTATTGCCTTAGCGGGCCAGGTTGGGTTGTTTGCTGCTGCTTTAGTGGGTGTCAAGGTGGCGCTATTAACAGGTAGAGCGGCTGTTAGTTTGTATAACACTGCGTTGAAAGGGTTGTCAGTTACTGCTGCTTCTGTGGTTTCAGGTTTGGCGGTGGCTGCCGCCGCAATTAGGCAGTTTTCTGAAGTTCAGATGGCAGCCAATTTTGGGGGCGGGGCGGCAGGCCGAACTGCTGCTGCTCGACTTAGCCGTGGTGTAACCTCACAAGTACGGGGGCTTCTCGGCTCGGAGAACACAGCGGCTATTGTTGGTGCTCTTGCCCGTGGGGGTGTGCGTGGAAATCAGAATGCTCTCATCAGGCAGTTGTTTAATATTACTGGGGGTGACGGTGCGGCGGCTCAGGCTATTGCACAGGCTTTAGCTGGCAAGGATGTGCGTCAGGCCCAGAGAGCTGTTGAAGGAGCGGCAGGCTTTCAACAGGGGTCGATGAAGGGGATGAATTTTGACTCTATGGCTGCCCTGCGTCAGTTTGTTGCAGGTGGTGGGGCTACTGCTGAAGGGTTTTCTTCGCTGGGTGACGACATGGCCCGCTCATTCATTGGCACCATTAAGACAGAATTTGCTGGTGTTGTTGGGTTGTTTGCTGATATGGGTGAACCGCTTCTTGGCCCGTTCCGTGACGCTTTTGTTCAAATATCCAGAATCATTAAAAGTGATTTGATGGGTATGATGCAGATCATACAACGGTTTGGGGCGGAGTCGTTTGCCCCCACGTTGGTGACTATTATTGACAAGACGAGTGAGTTTATTCGCAGTAATATTGTCAATAATTTGCAAGATGTGGAGCAGATGGGTAAGAACTTTGTGGAGTTCTTCCGTAATGTGCGTGATTTTTTTGGTGGAATTGGTGATGCTTTACGTGCGATGGAGCCTGCTGCGAATGTTGTGATTGATATGTTTAGGGCTATGGGTGGGGCGGCTGGTGGGCGTGGGTTGTTTAGGGAGTTTAGGGATTTGATTGTTGAGAATGCTGAGGCGTTTGAGAATTTTGGTGCGGGTATCGGTAACGTTATTGGGGCTGTTTTTGATTTGTTGAAGGGCGGCCAGGCGGGGTTCTTTAATAGTTTGGATCGCATATCTGCGGTTTTGAATACGGTTGCGTCTGAGTTGGTTCCGGCTATTGGTGAGATTTTGAATGCGATAACTCCTGCGTTGGAGAAGTTGCCTGATTTGGTTTCGGCAATTGCTGATGGTTTGGAATTGATTGCGCCTCCGATTGAGTTGTTGGCTAATGCTGTGGCTATGTTGGTTCAGGTTTTGGGGGGGATGGGCGGCATTGGTGGGTTGTTGGCGCTGGGTGGCTTTGGGGCGTTTAGGAGCTTTAGGGGAGAAGCGCAGCGGAGAGGGATGACCAACCGGATGCTTCTTCAAGAAAGGCAAAGGAATTTCAGACGGAACGGTGGATTTAGGGGGCTCGGAGTCGGAGGGAAGGGCCTCGGTGGGGTCACCTCTGCAATGGGTATGACGGGGATCGGTCTGGGGCTTACGGCTGTGAGTGGGGCGTATGAAAGTGGTAGTACTTCTATGGGCACATTAGGTGGTGCGGCCGGTGGGGCAATGCTTGGTTTCTCTATTGCTGGCCCTCTTGGTGCTGCCGCTGGGGCTTTAATTGGGGGTATTGCAGGGTACCTTGCAGGGAAGGCGGGTCAGGCCAAGATTGCTGAGGCGACAGCGACGGCAATGCAAGAACACATCGGGAGCTTACGACTAATAGGCACTCCTGGGGCACTGACGATTGTGGAAACAAAGCAGGCGATTACTGATTTAAGCACACACCGGGATATTATTTCCCGGGCTAGGCAGAATCCTGGGATAGAGGATCTTAGGCAAGTTGCGGAAGATATGCGTACCACGACTGACGGCATAGACTTAGCTAGTGCGTTAGACACTACTTTTGCTGGCCCGGAGGTAGCTCTTGAAGCAGCTCTGGTGGCCGCAGAGTTTGGCACGACGAACGGTGGGGTTGACATTCGGACTGAGCATATGAAAAGAGCGCAGATAATTATGGGGCAACGGGCGCAGATGGCGGGCGGTGGCCCGGGGGGTTTGACTGGTGGCATAGGTGCTACCCTGATCGAGGGGGAGTTCTACCAGGAAGTGCTTAGGTCGGCTGAGATGCTGAAGACCTTTGACAGCCCAGAGTGGAGCGAACTGACAGGTACCCTGCAAGAGCTAGGTATTATTGGGGAGCACTTTGATGATGAAGAAATATATAAGAATTTACCGCAATACTTGGAGGAGGCCGATGCGGCAATCGGTCGCCTTGAGCAAAATGTTAGAAACTTTGATAGTAATGTAGGTATGTTGCAAAGCACGCTAGGGCTGACCTCAGAAGCGGTTCAAAGTCTAGCTGCTGATTTAGGGATAAATCTACAAGGAAGGCTAGACCAACAAGGTACAGCTTTGCTGATGCAGGCTGCGCTTAATCCAATGGACCGCAATCAGACGTTTTTGCCTGATCTTTCCACGTCTGCTTTGGGGGTGCAGGAGAGGAACGCTACGGCTAGTGCCATGCTTGAGGCTATTGCTGGGGCAGAGGCAGGCGATCTTAATACGGGTATGATTTCGGATGCGATTCAGGCGTTTGCTGCGTATGAGATTGCTTTGGGTAATTCGCCTGATTTGGCTGCTCTTTCTGGTGTTTTTGAGTTGGAGGAGAAGCTACCTCAGCTTACTGGTGGGGATCCTGAGAAGGAACGTATTCTTCGGGGGCAGATTGAGTCGGCGTATGGGTCGACGTTCCGTCAGATGGAGGAGGAGTATGGTATAGATGCGGGTAGGCTTCGTACAATTTACGACGAGGCTGGGGGTGGGAGCCGTGGTATTACAGCGCTGGATACTACGCTGGATCAGCGCAAAGATTTTATGGATGCGATTGCTGGTACTGGGGGGATGGCATTTAAGGAGAGAATGTCGGTTCTGGACGAGGCGTCGGGCGGTGAATTGTATAAGAGTCGCTCACTTCAAGATGCATTCCTGAACAACTTAGCTACGGAGGGCCGGATGCAGGCTGAACGAGCTTTGCAAGGTGGGACTAGCCTTGCAGACGTAATTGACGCTGCAGCGGGGCAACAATATGGTGAATTTGATCAGCAGCAGTTTATGACCGACTTTATTTCTATGGAGGCTCCGTTGGATTTAGCACGAAACGACCTGTTATCAAATATTAAAGCTGCCATAGATATGACGACAGAGGCAGTCAACGGGATTAACGTGTCTGACCCAGAACGAGGAGGGACAGTCACCGGGATTATAGGTGGTTCGATAGGCGCTAAGGTCGGTGCTGGCTCGATGAGGCGCTTACCTTAGATTGAGGTAATTTATTATGGCTAATAAATTTGTAGCGAAAAGAGTTTTATCTGCCTCTACCGGGCAGACTTCTAACCCGTTCAGGACCATTAATCCTCCTGAACGGGCTAGGTTGTCCGTTAAAGGGGATGGAAATAAGTATCTTCCGAAAGAGTATACGCCACAAACCGAACGTCCTATTATTACGCCACCCAGTAGGACACCTGGCGTGATAACGAGGATAGAGAACTTGCCCCAGACCCTGTCGAATGCCAGGGCCTCATGGCCGTCTGGTAGACGTGCAGTGTACACAACGGACGCTTTGGGGCGTAAAGTGGTTGCTTCAAATGTTGCGAATGTAGGCCCCATGACAAAAGTTCGGGCGGCGGAGTCTTTGACATTAGATAGTATTTTTGTTGAGTTTCCGTTCGGGCCGCAGGACTTGCAACACAGTTCCCACGCTGCTCGTATTCAGCAAGTTCAAAGGCCCGGTTTGCCCCCGTTGCTGGTAACAGAAGGCAGGTCGTTGCGGGTGTGTTCGTTTAGTGCTACTATAGCTAAGCGGGGTGGCGGCACTGACGCTGCGCTTGTTGAAGGTATTTTGGAGAATTTGTCGCTGATGGCAGAAAACGGTGTCACATTAGAATTTGAGTACGGTTTCAGCAAACTTGACTACGATTGTGTTATGACAAATTTGACGATGACAGATAGGTATAGGGACCAGAATGGTTATGTTACTCGGGCGGAGGTTTCGATTACGTTAACTGAACGTCCGAGGTTTAATGCGGATGTTAGGGTTTTGAAAGCAGTGTTTAAGTCTGATGATTTGACTGCTGGTATTCCTGATGGGTCAGGCAACGACAAGGTGATTGACCTAGATCCGAGAATTCAGGCTGACTCAAACTTTCGGAAGAAGACGTTTGGCGAGGAGAGACTTAGCCCAGAGCGAGCCGCTGAGCTGGTTGGGCTCCTATAGGAAATTGTATGTCTACATATCTTGAAGCACTTACAGTTGGGGAAGTTGACGACGAAACCCAAATTGACATACGATCACACGTAATATCAATGCAATATGACTTAACTTCGAATCAGGTTAGCCAGCTCGACCTACAATTATATGACGAAGACTTTCGAATGCACAACAGCAACTACTTTATGGTAGGCCGGAGAATTGGGTTTAACGGAGTTGCGTTTGAAATAGCGGCAGTATCTTTATCTTTCGGCAACATTTCAACTGTTAAAGTCACAGCACGCAGTCAGGCAATGCAGGAAATGCGCAGAGATAAGCGCACACAGACGTGGAACAAAGTAAGCCCATCGCAGGTTGCTGCAGATATTGGTGCCGCTTTGGGGATGCAACTTTTTATTGAACCTTCCCCTCAGGTGCCTACCATTACTAAAGAAAAATCTGAGAATCAAGAAGAATCTTCATACGATATGTTGCAGCGACTTGCCCGAGAGTTAGAGTACTTATTTTTTGAAGCCCATAACACCCTGTTTTTTACATCACCAGAATTTTTGTTGGATCAACAGGCGGCGGGTGGTAATCAGATTGAACTCAAGGTTGGCGCAGCTGAAACCCAGTCCGATAAATGGCCGGTGTCTACAATTTCGCTTCGCAGAACCGCAGACGGTTCTGCAGCCGCCACTTTTTCGGCGTCACTTATTAAAACTGTGGGATCAGTAAGCTTGTTCCCGGGCACGGTTGTTGTGTTTAGTGGGGCGTCAACATTTAATCAAATGCGCTTTATTCTTGAGCGGGTGTCGTTTGATGCAACAGAGTCTGGGCTTGTAAGCATTTCGGGGTCAACCCCTGAGGATGCTGAAGAAATGTTTTGTATACTACAAACCTTTGAACCAGGCTCTACTGGTCAATGTGTTGGCCGCATCCAACAGGCGGTTAACGCTAACGAAACAAACGTTTGGGACGCTGACACTACCCGGCAGGTGGCGAGTTTCCAATCTCTTAATGGACTCCCCCAGGACGGAACGTGGGGGGCAGATGATTGGGCGATGATTAAGGGAGATTACGAGAAGCCCCCTCGCCCAGCTGGGACTAAACGACGAAGGCGTAATCCGACGGATTGGTCGGTTATTGATTTCCCGCCGCTTGATCCTGCCCCACCGCCCCCTCCCCCCCGATACGCCCCAGTTCCGGTTGCCTTCTATTAATGGCATTCTGTATGATAAGGGAGAGGTGCTAATATGGTACGACGAACTTCACACAACACTTCTTATTCGACTGGAGTGACCCGCCCTAGTGGTTTTTACAATGCAGTGGTTAAAGCTGTAGGCACGGGGGACAATCCTACCGTTTCTGTGACTATTCCACGTATTGGTTTGAATAATATTTACGAAAATGTTCCCGTAATTGGGAATACTCCTGTCGTGGGTGACAACATTCATGTGGGGTTTATAGAAGGTAGTTCTTCTGCCCCGGTTGCGATTTCTGTACGTAATAACACAGTATATTTTTCTGATTCAGCGCCTGACGTTGCTTTGGTGGGGGATTTATGGCATCGGCTTTCTGATGGTAATTTGTTTGTTTATTACAATGATGGCGATACGCTGCAGTGGGTAGAGCTGGTTAATGGTATGGGTGTCACGGTGGCAGTAGACCCGCCTGATGATCCTTCCAATTTGGATTTATGGTTAAATTTGACTACGTCGGTGTTGTCTGTTTATTATGATGATGGTACTAGTTCCCAGTGGTTAAAGGTGGGGCCATCTGCAGCATATACTTTGCCTTTAACTGATGGTTCATCAGGTCAAGTTTTGAAGACTGACGGTTTGGGTAACGTTTCGTGGCAAGTTGATGCGGGGGCATCAGCGAGCCCTTCGGGAGTCGACGGTGCAATCCAGTTCTCCGCTGGGGGACTGTTTGGTTCTGATGAGAACAATTTGTTTTGGGATGATGCCAACAACCGGCTGGGGGTCGGAACTAATACCCCTTCGGTAGAGTTAGAGGTTGATGGGTCGATTGTTGCGACGCACATTGAGGCAGAGTTTGATGGGCCAAGTATTGTTGCGATTAAGAATACGTCCGGTAGCACTATACCAAAAGGTTCTCCCGTTTATGCTACTGGTTCGGTGGGAGCGTCGGGTGCTGTTGAGGTTTCTGCAGCTAGGGCTGACAATGCGGGGAACATGCCCGCTTTAGGGGTTACCAACACGGAGCTGAATCATAACGATCTCGGCCACGCAGTTGTTTTGGGTGTCATACGTGGTATGAATACTTCTTCGTTCAGTATAGGCGCTACTTTGTATGTTGCCCCTACGGGCGGGTTAACAGATGTTAAACCTGTAGCCACGGCTACACACCTTATCCAGAATATAGGTAAGGTCATTAGGGTGGATGGGTCGACCGGTGAGATTCTTGTGTCTGGGTCGGGCCGCACGAATGATGTCCCTAATTCGTTTTCCACGTCGGGTAACGTTTCTGTGGGTGGCGATCTGGATGTGGCTGGTAATATTACTCTTTCGGGTTCGATCAATAGTGGTGCGGCTGGTGCTGATGGGTCTGTGCAGTTTGCTTCTAGTGGGGCGCTTGCGAGCGATAACGCCAATTTTTATTGGGATGATACGAACAACCGGTTGGGGCTTGGTACGAGCAGCCCTGCTGAGTTGCTGCACGTTGTTACTGCTTCGGGGGCGGCGTATCTGCGGCAAGATAATGGTACGGCAACAACTTATCTTGGCCCTGACTCTGCTAACACTGGATCGTTTGGTACTTCAACCACACACGATGTTCGGTTTCTTACAGACAATACGGAGCGTGTGCGTATTGATTCGTCGGGCAATGTTGGCATCGGCACGACCAGCCCGACTGCTCACAGCGCACAGGTTTTGCACTTGAATGGTTCTGGCACTTCTGCGGCTCTTAAAGTGACAAATAGTACGACTGGCGCTACTAACGACGACGGATTAGATATTGCTGTTTCTGGAGACGTTGCTTACATTATCCAACGTGAAGCGGCGGACTTGCAGTTTCATACTGCGGGCACCCAGCGCATGGTTATTGACAGTTCTGGCAATGTCGGTATAGGCGAGACTGCTCCCCACCGCCCGCTCGTTGTCAATGATTACTCGGCTTCTGCTAGCAGCTTCCCGGTACATGTGGCCAACGGTGTTGATGGAGGCGGCGGCGTTCTCAACCAGGAGGCGGGTATTTGGTTTTCAACCGGTTCTTCTACCGCCACCACCCGAGGTGCTTATATTTCCGCTAAGAACACTAATGGTGGCGGTAATGCACACGATCTTATCTTCGCCACAAGCGCTAATACTAGTTTTCCTGCGGAGCGTATGCGCATTGACAAGGAGGGCAATGTCGGCATCGGCACGAGCAGCCCTACTTACCAGCTTTCACTCTATAACCCGAGTTTGGGCACAACGATTGGCGACGAAAAGGCGGCGATCCGAGTTCATACCACAACTGCTAACGACGATTTTTTGGACATAAAAAAACGACGCTGGGCCGCCAGCAGCAGCTGGCAGTCGAGTGAGTGGCGCATCCAGGCGACAGTCGACTCTACTAAAATGGGTTACATTTCGTTTAATAATCCAAACTATGGCCTGTCGTTCGGAACTACAGATGTCGAGCGTATGACGATTCAACAGTCTGGGGCTGTGACTGTCACATCCTCTCAAAACAACGCCGCAGGCTCTGTGTTCAAGGTCATCAACACGTACACGAACGACGGTCACGTTGTCATGAACATCACTCATGGCAACGCCACCCCGTCATCATCCGGTGGGTGGATTCGGTTTGATGATGTAAGCGGCAACCAGCATGGGCTGCTGCAGGGAGATGGCGGAGGTATCAACCTGTTCTCAGCTTCGGATCAGCGCATCAAGACCGCAATCGTGGACGCTGACAAGGACGCCTCGGTGGCGGTCATCAAAGCCCTTCAGGTTCGGGACTTCATGTGGGACGAGGACGGTGACGGCCTCAAAGATGAGCCAGGGCACGGCTTCATCGCACAGGAAGTAGCTCAGGTTCTCCCCTCTGCCGCCCCCGGCGACCCCGAGGGAATGGAGCCTTGTTGGAGATGTGAAGCCTGCACGGCTGAGGAGAACGCAGAACTGAGCGACGAAGAACTTCTCGCCGTTTGTATCACGCCGAAGATCAAGGTGATGTGCCTGTCGATGGAGCGGATGATCCCTGATCTGGTGGCCGCTTTGCAGAACGCTCTAGCCCGTATCGAAGCATTAGAGGCTAACTAGTGGCTATTAAATTCTACGATTCGCCATCCGTAAGCGATACCTATATTGTTGTGGCGGCTGACAGCGGTTGATGTTTCGTTCACCCGCCTGAACTCAGCTTTGTATAGAATAATCCTTGGAGGTGCTATAATGTCTATCAATTTTCCTGATTATCCAAGCATAGGGCAAACATACACTTTGGGTGCAACATGGCGGTGGGATGGCAGCACGTGGAGTGTAGTTTCTCGCTCATCGGGCGATGGGTCCAGCAGCGATGTAGAGACTTTTGTGGCGAGCGCTGCCCCTACTGATGTTTCGGAGGGGGCGTTTTGGTTTGACACAGTGAATAAGTCGCTTTCTGTTTATTACAACTCTGCTTGGGAGGCTGTTGGGGGTGAAGGGGCACCTGTGGCTTTGATTCAGGAATCAGTGCCGGTCGGGACAGCGGCTGGCGAGGTGTGGTTTCAACCATCTTCTGAAACAGTTTTTGTTTATTCGGGCACCACGTGGTCGGCCGCCAATAACGGTGTAAGTGTTACGGCTTCCCAGACCGCACCGTCTCCTGCCTCTGAAGGAGATTTATGGTTTGACAGCGTCACCGCTGATTTATTTTTGTATTTTGAACCCCAGGGACAGAGCGGCCAGTGGTTACAAGTCGGTGGAAACGTTCTGGCGTCAGTGACCACTCAAGAGACTACTCCCCTCTCTGCTTCTGAAGGAGATTTGTGGTTTCAAAGCTCTTCTGGTTCGCTGTTTGTCCGGTATACCGGTGCGTGGATAGAAGTTGCTGGTGAAGCCCTGCCTCTAATACGGGATATTGATGGTGACACGTTGATTCAGGTTGAGGAGGGCCCTGATGAAGATGTCATTCGTTTTGACACTGCGGGTTCTGAGCGGATGACAATTGACGCAGGTGGGGCAGTTGCGATTGTAGGTACCGCTTCGATTGGAGGCTCCGCTTCGCTTTCGGGGGGAGTTACAATTGGGTCTGGTGGGACAGAGTTCACATTACCCACTGTGGATGGGACAGAGAATCAGGTTTTGAAAACTAACGGTAGCGGCGCTGTTTCTTGGGTTGACAGAGATCTAGTTACGGTAAATCATGGGAGCACTGCTACCACCGCTCGTCCGACGGGTGTAGATAAAGTGCTGTGGATTGGTACCGCTGACCCGACTAATAAAGCGACCGGCGATATTTGGTTGGATTTAACATGAGAATACTGGTTTTTATTGGAAGTGACATAGCAGAAGATAATTGGAACTATGGTGATATAATTTCGGTGCATCCTGATAACCACCGGTTTGGTAACTACGAATCCTTAGAGGTGTGGGTTGCTGGGGGAGGGGCACCAGAAGAGTTCCCTTCTGCCAATATGGGAATTATAGACTTACCCGGTGAGCCCGCTGATGTGAACTTAATGGATGCAGCGTTCTACGAAACGGGGGCAGTGGCGTTTAAGCGTGGGTGGTCATTGAATTTAAAAAATTTGAGCCGTACAAATTCTGAAAAACTGAACAGTTTGGGTGGGCATATTGTGTTGTCTCGGGGGGAGGGACGTAGGTTAATTTCTCGTAAGACTGACGGTCAGCGGCTTCCTCCACGGCTAGAGTCTGATGATGGTGAAAAACATCGTTTTGCTGATACTGAAGTTGGGGTGGCTCCGCCTGGACTTAGGGGCAGACATGGCTGAAATTGTGAGGACAATTGGTTCGGGTAGGGATTATAGCACGATTGCGGCTTGGGAGGCCGGAAACACTACTGACGGCTGGGACACTAGTACTGCTAACACCGATATTTGGAAGGGTGTTATTATGGACGCTTCGGCGTTTGATGAGAGGGTTGTTATTTCTTCAACGAATGGTACTAGGTCGTCTTCAAGTTATCAGTGGTTGACGGTTGATCCGTCTGTTAGGCATGCTGGGGTGCCTGGGGGTACGAATTATGCCAGATTAGACTCTAGCGCTATGAGTAGGGTCATTCAAATTCAGGACGACTATTTTCGTCTTAGTAATTTGGAAATAATAGGTACAGCGACCGATTCTGGTGGTTCTACTATTCTGAGCGCTGTGGCCGTAGAAGCAAATAATGTTTTGGTTGAGAAATGTATGATTTGGCAGAAGAATGGACAGTCCTACTCTACCACTAGAGAGTATTATGGTATAAGCACTTTTGGTATGGGCCAGGGCGAGGTGCTCTCTATTGATAATTGTTTGATTTTTGGTTGGAGTAAAGCGGGTATAATGGACCGGGATGGGGATGCTCTTACTTTGAACATAGACTACTGTACTGTTTGTTTGAACGGTGACGGTGACCTTTACTCATCGTATACAGGCAACTTGGGCACAAGTTTTTCTAGTGGCACCCACTCTACCTATAACCTGTATAATAATTGTTTTGCAGGACTTGGGGGCGTATTTCATGGGCAGACACGGAACGGATCGCTCGATTGGGAGGTATACAATCAAAGCAATACGTCAACTGGTGATTATGCCGGTAGCCACAACGGGGTGACTTCTAGTGGGCTGGTGGAAATCGGCACAGAGAACAACTCAAACTCGATGTCAAACTGGGTGTATGCGGCCGGGGGAGTGTCCACTTCTACCGCTTCAACTGCTTTCATTTTCACAGATCTTACATTTGACGCCAACGACGACCCTTCTTCGATAGATTTTACACCGGTTAATCATGCTAACAATGCGCTTCTTTCCGCTGGAACAAACCGCATAGGTAGCGAGCCGGATAGTCGTCAAGACTTCGCTGTAGATTTGGCCGGTAATACCCGTAGTGAGTCAAACACCGATTTGGGTGCAATAGTTCTGGTAACCGCCACGGTTTCTGATAGATTTAAGTTTTATAGCAACAACGCATGGTCGGGGGTTAAACCAATGAAATATTGGAATGGTACCCAGTGGCAGACTGTTTCCAACACTACTGCTGCATAATTTTCAGTAAAATAGTTGTAGTCGTCAGTTTAGGGAGTTTGTTATGGCTGTGAGTTTACCTAGCGACCCGGTTAATGGGGCAACCTATACTTCAGGGTCGTCTACGTGGAGGTGGGATGGTTCGGTGTGGCGGCTGCAGACTACTGGGGTTGCTCCGCTTCCCACTGGGGCGATTACGTTAGATGATACAGGATGGTCTAATCTTAGTGGAACCAATCCGCAGACTGCTTTGAACTCTGTAGATTATCTTTTAAACGCTGCGAAGTCGGCTCTAGAGGACGCTAAAGAAAGTGCCAGGGTGTCAAATCCTGCTCACAAACTTTTTGTTGAAACAGTGACTTCGGATATTACTATTGATGCTTCTTTCTTTACAAGCAGAGGGCTGTCGTCGGTTCCTACGACACACATTTTGTCGTTGAGGTTAATTAATTCAGCAACTGCTGCGTTGTCTATCAACTGGGGCGCAAATATTAAAGATGTGGGCCGGGTGGCACGCCCTACGTTGCTTGGGATAAATAATGTTGAAGATTTTGTGCTGTGGACGTACGACGGTGGGACGAATTGGGATATGGCTTACACTGCTGATAGCTCTGTCGGTGTCGGTTTACAGATTGCACCACCTGCGAGCGCCGCACCGCCTCCAACCGAATTTGCACCGGCCCCGCCATCGGTTGTGTATTCTAAGGGGTTTGTGAATACTATATTTGGTGACGAAAATAATGCTTTAACGGTTGATTTCACTGGGGTACCTTATCAGGTGGGTGATTTGTTGCTTGTGGTGACGCAGGCAAACGCTAATCGTATGAATCCGATAGTAGGGACCAACGGGTATTTTCCTGCGGATGTGAGCGCAGATTCTGACAACGATGGGTTTGTGTCTAACTTTTCGTCAAGTTGGCAAACTTTTGTTAATACAACCTCTACCAGAAGTGCAGATGTGGGTATGTTTGTGTTTTATTTGAAAGTTGAGGGTAAACATTTGCCGGGTGGCAGTGATGCGTTGGGGGAGCAGACATGGGCGACGTTGAATCCGGCGGGCAGTCGGTGTTATGGTGTTGTTGTTGTGCGTGGGCAGAACGGCGGTTTCAGCCCTGAGACGGCTCCTCACCGGTTGAACCATCAAAACTTCGCCAGTAACTATACGCAGTATGTGAACCGGACTATGGTTGGGGAAAGTGTTGCGCATGCTGAAAATAGTTTACTTATTTGTGTGACTGGTTTTTTTGCGAGGGGTGACCTTAACACGACTGCAACCTATGACCCCAACGATGATTACCCGACGCCGAGGTTGGATGCTGTTACGAGTGATGGCTTTGATCAGCTGACCACGCCTTCTGGGATGACTAAAGCCTACATGACTGGCGTAATCGACAACCCTGGTAATAAACTAAGGAATGTGCAAAAATTGTCTTGGCAACAGTACACGGCTGCGGGAAATACTGGTGATAAGACTTGCACTAATCTTACTGCTACTAATTCTTTTAATGATGCTGTTACTGTTATGATTAGTATTCCTGCTTAGTGGGTGTAGTTGTGGTAGAATATATTTGGATTTACAGTTTGAGGTAGCAATATGCCAATTTCTTTACCGTCTAACCCTTCTGATGGGCAAACTTATACTTTTGATTCAAAGACTTGGTCGTACAGCGCCGCCGCTGGTGTTTGGAAGAAGATTCGTGCGGCAGCCCCAGATTTATCAGGGGGGACTGTCAGTTTGGACGCTAACAACTGGGGTACTTTACAGGGCGGTACTTTGCAGCAAGTGCTGGACAGCATAGACACCGCTATAGGCACAATTAATACTGATATATCCAATGGAGTTACAGTCCAAGCTGCGGTCCCTTCGATGTTATATAAAGCGGTTAATGCATCAGTTGTAGTTGATAATGCGTTTTTAGATGGTTTAGGATTAACTACTATCCCACAAATGCATATGCTTACTTTAAGGCTGGCTAACTCTAGTGGGTCTGGATGGTCTGTTAGCTACGATTCATCAATTAGTGATATTGGTTCAACAGCTGCCCCGACGAGCGTGGCCAACGACAGTTCACACGATTTCTTATTGTGGACTTATGATGGCGGGTCGTCATGGAACATGATGTATATTTTGCTGTCTGATCTGAATACGGGTGCTACGACGGCGATTAGTGTTGAGCCTACTACTGTGGCACCGTATTTGGTTTATTCTCAGATTCAGCATTATTCGGGCCAATCTGGTGCTAGTACGTCGGATGTAATTGATTTTGATAGTGTGCATTTCTTGAATCAATCCGGTGTGTTGCAGCAGGGTGATTTGCTTTTGGTTGTGTATCAGGGCACGGGTGCTTATTTGAATACGGACAGAGTTACAGCACCTGCCGGGTGGACACAGTTGTTTGGTTTTGCCGAGGATGCGATTATTTCTGCCGAGGAACCACCTGGACCTGGTGATGATGGCGGTTCCTCGGATGATGAAGATGATTATTCTGTCCAAATGATTGCGTATTATCGAGTTGTTGGAGCAAACGATCCTGGCAATTTAGGCACACATACGTGGTCTACCGACAATGGTACCGGTAGTCGACTTTTATCGTTGGCTGTTGTACGTGGGGCGGATACGACGAGTATCCCTACTTACACCACGAATGTTGAGTCGTTTTCTACTTTCAAGGGCAATACTACTAACAACGATATTTGGAATGGGGATGGGGATAGTGGGGCTGGTGCAGCGTCGAACTCCCCAACTGCTACTACTGCAACGCTTTCGGCTGATAGTGTTTCTTATTCTGCTAATAGTTTGGTTTTGGGGTATTTTGGGTATTTTAATAAAGGTAACTCGGCCACCCAGCCTCAAATGCAACCGAAGGTTGACATGACTGATTTTTTGTCGACGCCCGCAGGGATGATTTCTCATGGGATAGAGGGCACCCCGGGGGCGGAGTCGGGCAATAGTTTGCGACATGTGCAGAAGCTTGTGTCTCAGACATATAGTGGCTTAGCGGGGGGGTCTACTGGGGCTAAGACTAGTTCAACTAAAGAACCTGCCGATACGTACAATAACGGTTTTAGTGCTTTAATTGTTATTCCTAGTTGAAAGATTGTGATATATGCCTACTCGTCCCGTAGTAAATTATCAAACAACAACCGGCGACACTTCTTTTGGATCGGATGCCAATTACAATGACAAGGGCCGTAAAGATACCACTTCGTGGTATGGTTTTGATTCGAATAATACTCTAGTTTTACGGGACAGCTCTCTGGAAATTCAGACACATTTATTAGAACGGGGTATGGTTAATGACGCTATGACGCTTGTGACAGCGACGGCCACACACAGTGACCCGAATTGGAACGGGTCCCAGTCTACTGGTGTAGGGTTAAAAGCTGATCCGTTGGTTGTTCCAGGTGCTGAGTCTGGGCATTATCATCACTTTATTGGTAACATTTTCACAAAAGATGATGATGTAAATAATTTGTTGGCCTCTAATAATAGTCAGGTGCGCTACGAAGAAGGTAGTGGGGTTCACCGGTATATTGACAATCCTCGGGGTGGGTGGCCCGCTAGAACGTTGCATCAAAATTCGCCGACCGACCCGGTTGAAGTGGTGGGACATTTTCCTGGGGTTTGGTTCCCTACTCCGTTTTGGAGGGGGAAACCGGTAAAGATTGCTGACGCTAAGTCAGTCTATTACACCAGGCAGAGGTTTTATCCTGAAGATGCCAGATTGGTGGCGCTTCCTTCCGGCGCAGGATGGGTGTCGTTTAACATGCACCTCGCCCATTCTGGAGGGCCGGGCGGCTGGAGACTAAGTGTTCGGGGTCCTGATTGGTTTGATTTGGAGAACTTGCACTTTGGGCCATTTCCCAATCGACCGCCCGAGGAAGGTGGTGGGGCGTGGACGACGTTCCAACAGGATGTTGGTGGTGTGGGGTTTGGTAACACGAAGCCAAATAAGCCGACGGCGTTTTGGACTCCGCAGGTTCAAGCATATTTAGGATTTTTTTGGCCTAATGGTATTGGCCCTGATAACCCTGATTGGAATGACGAGCCTTTAAGCTACAAAGACGAAACTGGTACTAACCCGGGGCTCGGGTATGCGGCCGGGGTCAGGGGAGCCGCAGATAGTCGATGGACGTATGGTATGCCGAAGCAGATGTCGGGGATGCCCCGGGTTCCTTTTCATATGGATTACATTTCTGCTCATGGAAGTTCTTTTAATCAGTATGCCACAGTGCCCGCTAGATCAACAAAAAGGGATAAGATAACCATACAAAGACGTACATACCAAATTGTGCAGAATCCGTTGGGAAATACCATTCAATTTTCGGGTTACACTTCGCAATCTAGTATTCCTAATATAGACAATTTTATGCAAGACCTCATAGATAGGTCTTTAAACAATAATATTTTTGGTTTAGGGTCGTCGCACTCGACAGGTTTACATAAGTGGGAAGGCGTTATTGCTACAGGTAATGCGGAAACTTTACCCCCCTCATCTATTCCAGAAGTGGACGAGGGGGAGGAGGAGGACGGTGATTTAGAGGCACCGCCATTGTCGGTTCGTATTCTACAGAAAAGCATAGACGGGTTAACAGTAAAGCTTGATTATGTGTTAAGCATTACGGTCCGTAGTCAAGTTCGCTTAGATTGGAATTTTGGTGACGGTAAAACACAGAGTGTGGCTGATGGTTCTGGCACCATAGAACATACGTATGCCCAACTGGGCACCTATACTGTTAAGTTGACTGTAACAGATTTGAACGATGCAACTGTTACAACTTCAGATGAATTAACGATTGAGTTAAAACGGGCCCCTGCGTTGGTATCTAGTAGTGCGGGAGGTGGCCTAGCCAATCCTGTAGCATTGCTGATGGCTGTGGCTACTGGCGGGGTTGATGGACAGCGAAAGGCAGTTCAGTTTGGCAGCGATGCAGATGCAACCGCACATATGTAGTGTGTATCCTACTGTGGGGTAGTTAATATATTCACAACTTGACATTTACCTGCCACGTGCTAGACTAATTCAATGCTTCAAAAACATAGCGGAAGGGGACATTATGTTTGCAGAGCTTGTAGTAGCCTGGATTTTAATGATGAACGCCAGAACTCCATGTGAGACCTCTGAGCAGTGTGAAACTTACATTCGCCCATACGTGGAGTTTGTTTTTGAAGACCACCCGGTCACCACCGCTGAAGCTGCGGTACAAGTGGCGTGGTGCGAGTCTCGTTGGAAACCGTGGGCTAGAAATAGGCACAGTACAGCCACTGGCCTTTTTCAGTACCTGTACGGCACCTGGCACGCTGAAGCCCACTATTGGGGGTGGGATGAGTTGTCTGATCCGTCGCACAGGTTTGATCCCGTTCTGATGACGAACCTGACTTATAAGGTTGTGGAGCGTGATAATGGTTGGCGGCAGTGGCAGTGTAAGCCTTAATTGCTGGCCACGCCTGTGCTTTTGGTGTAAACTATTATTGAATATTGTTTATCCGAAAGGACTTTTTTGATGGCTACTTACACCGGTTATGATCGCACTGCTCGTGCTAAGAGGGCGGGCATGGAAATGCTCGTTGATCTTATTGAGGCGTATTTTGGTTTGTGGAATAATGGTACGCTTGTTGTGCGCAATATGCGTGGCAAGTCTAAGCCAAGTGTTCATTCGACCGGTAGGGCTGCTGATGTGTCGTGGCGGGGCGGCAACTATCGTGGTACTGGTAATTACGCTGATTGTGAGAAGCTGTGTGACTTTTTGACCGAGAATGCCGAGGAGCTTGGCATTGAGTTGCTGCTTGATTACTGGCCACGACCTCACGGGCGTGGGTGGAGGTGCGACCGGAATGCTTGGCGTACCTACACTAGCCATGCAATGAGTGGGTCGCCGGGTGGCGACTGGCTTCATTTCGAAATTAGCAATGAGCATGCGGATGACGCCCAGCATTATGTTGATGTTTTCCAGCGGCTGCTTGGTGATCCCCCGAAGGCGATTAAGACTCCCCCTGCAAGAAAGACTGCTCGCAAGCCTGCTGGTAAGGACCCTTGGTTGCAGGTGGGGTCGAAGGGAGATCAAGTCAAGGAAATTCAGGCCGTGGTTGGGGTTGAGGCGGATGGTGCTTTCGGTCCGCTTACCGAGGCGGCGGTGAAGAAGTGGCAGGCTGAGCACGATTTGTTTGTAGACGGAATTGTCGGGCCCGATACGTACAAGGCTATGACTGATCCTAGCACTGCTGTGGTTGCGGATGATGGACCGTCTGCGGCAGACAAGGTAGAGGATAGGACTGAGGCGGCTCCTACCCCCGCCCCGGCCCCTGCCCCCGAGTATCCTGGGCGCCCTATCCGCAATGGGTGGCGGGGCGATGTAGTGAAAGCCATTCAAGCTAAGGTTGGTGCTCAGCCGGTCGACGGGTTCTTTGGCCCCAAGACACACGGAGTTATTGTAAACTGGCAGACGGCCAATGGCCTACGTCAAGACGGTGTTGTCGGTCCGCTTACCTGGGCAAAGATGTTTGGGTAATGGCCGAAGGGCTTGAGTACTTTTACAAAGCAAAAGTTGATAGAGTTGTAGACGGCGACACTATTGATTTTATCGTTGATCTTGGTTTTAGTGTTTTTCATAAAATACGAGTTCGTCTGTATGGTGTAAATACGCCGGAATCCCGAACAAAAGACTTACAGGAAAAAGCTTTGGGTCTCGCAGCAAAAGAGTATGTAGATGACTGGTTCGATGGCTGTTCTAATGTTTTTATACAGACCTTAAAAGACAGCGGTGGTAAGTATGGCCGTATTTTAGCGTATGTGTACGCTGATGACGCTAAGACGGCTTGTTTGAATACGCAGATTATTGACGCTGGCCACGGTGTTGAGTACTTTGGTGGCAAGCGTTAGATTGACAGGCGTTACGGTGTTTGCTATACTACGGGTATGGTACAAGTAAACAGTGGTCTTATCGGCAAACCTTGGGCAAACCCTCTTGACAGAACAAAGGATGCTGTCAATACCTTGATTAAACAGGGTGGTGTTATTTCAACCGACCCTAAAAGTCCGCTGTATCCTTCGCTAGTACAAATGTCTAAAGCAGGCTTTCTGGAGCACGATATCGACGCTGGAGTTTTTCGGTGCGGCCCAGAGTTTGAAGACCTACTAATATCATTATCAAAGTCTAATTCTACTTACGCTGAAGCGTTGGCCCATTATCGTGACATGGTTCGCAGCATGATGATTGACACCGCCGCACACAGCACCACGGCATCCGAGATGGAAAAGTTAGGCAGCAGCGCTCATCGTATGCTTTTTTTAGCCAACGAGCTACAAGACTTAAAAGATAGAATCTCCGCCCTTGAGTCAGGCATTTCCAGTTTGCGAGAGACCACTAAAATGATGCAGACCGAAATGGCCGAAATGGACGTTTCGCTGGCGGCGGCAGAGTCGGCGGTGTTTGGTGAGAATTCTGACAGCTAACGCCAGAGTACTCCTTATGGTGCTTGAAAATCCTGACATGACTCAGAAGCAGATCGCTGACGAACTTGGCATGCGCTTCCAGCATGTTTGGCGTGCGTTAGACCGCCTCGTCAAAGAAGGCGTCCTTCGCAAAGAACGGACAAACCGTCGCACATATTTTTATGCCGCACCAGGCTTTGCGGAATTAGAAGACATCCGACGGCTGCAGGCTTGCATTTCTGCGTCGAGTGTGATATAATGTCTACTATGACAGCACCAAAAATACTGTATTATGACATTGAGACAGCACCTAACTTGAGCTACGTTTGGGGCCAGCACGAACAAAACGTGATTGAGCACGAGCGAGAGTGGTATATGCTCTGCTTCGCCTACCGGTGGGAGCATCAGAAAAAGACTCAGGTTGTGGCGCTGCCCGACTTTGCGGATACGTACAAGAAGGACCCAGAGGACGACATGCAGGTTGTTCTTTCTTTGTGGGGCCTGCTCAACGAAGCTGATGTTGTGGTTGCCCATAATGGTGACCGCTTTGATCTTCGCAAGGCCAATGCACGTTTCGTTGCCCACGGTTTGGGACCGGTGTCTCCTGTGCGCCAGATTGACACTTTGAAAGTTGCCAGGAAGTACTTCATGTTCAATTCTAACAAACTTGACCATCTTGGGCAGCATCTTGGTTTGGGCCGTAAGGTGAATACTGGAGGGTTTGAGACGTGGGCGGGTTGCATGCGTGGCGACATGAAGATGTGGAAGCTGATGACAAAGTACGCTAAGCAGGATGTAGATTTGTTGCGCAGCGTTTATTTTGAGCTTCGCCCGTGGATGACTGACCACCCTAACTTTAATGTGTACAACGGCGGAAGTTCCTGCCCGACTTGCGGTTCTGATGATATCGAACCTAGTGGGTACAAGTATACGCAGGTTGCGACCTATCAGCAGTGGCTCTGCGCAGATTGTGGTGCATGGTCTAAGAGCCGTTTGGCTGAATCCGTTGAAGCCCCAGAGATCACGCCATGATGTACGACTCAGATTCTATTGAAGACGATTTATATGAGCAGGCCCCTGACAAGTTGTATACGTCTAGGGACCGTCAAACGTGGTATGCGTGTTATGATGACGAGTTGTGTTTGTTGACAAATGCTGGCGGGGAGCTTAAAGCTTACTGCTATGATTCGAAGCCAGAGTATCGTGATATTCGTTCTAAGATTATTGAAGCTTACAACTTGAGGCGGTCGAAGGTTATTGAGTATGAAGAATATTGATGAGTATTCTATAACTCTGTTTGATGACTGGTTGCATGAGAATCGTAACGATACCGCCGACTTGGGTAATGTAACGCTTGTTCGCTCTGATGAGCAGTTTGGCGATTTTAGTGACTGGCTGCTGAAGGGCAAGCGCCCCCTGGCCTATGACATTGAGGCTAGCGGCCTTGATACTTATTCTCCGCACTGGGTTATTAAGTCTATTCAGTGGGGTGACTGTGATGACGCTTGGGTGTTCATTTGGGGCGATCCCTGGTTTCAGCGGTCTATTGACATTGTCATGGAACGCACGGATTATCGGCTGCTTGCCCATAATGCCACCTTTGATGCGTTGGGGCTGGATCGTCATGGGCACGTTGATGCCCTTGATATTTTGGCTAGAACTTTTGATACGAAGATTTTGTCACATTTGGCTGATCCGAGGAGCCGGGTTGAGGGTGGCGTAGGGCATGGTCTGAAGAACTTGGCTGCGCATCATGTTGATAAGTCGGCACCGGATTCTGACGCTGCTTTGAAGCAGATCTTCAAGGAGCATAAGTGGTCTAACAAAGAGGGGTGGAAGAACATTCCTGCGGCTCATCCCACGTTGGTACAGTATGCTGGTATGGATGTTATTCTGACTGCCCGTCTTTTCCCTAAGCTTCGTGATGAGATTAAGCGGAAGACAATGGATCATTTGGTTAAGTATGAGCATCAGATTTTGATGCTGGTCGCTGCTATGGAGCGTCGGGGTATGCGTATTGATATTGATTATGCCCGTAAGCTGATTCGTGACATGACTGTGGATGAGAAGAACCATATTGAGATTGTTCAGGGCTTGGGTGTTGAGAATCATAATGCCACTAAGGATGTGGCTGAGGGGCTTCGCTCTTTGGGGGTGCGCCTAACTGAGGTTACGCCGACTGGTGCAACTAAGGTTGATAAAACTATTTTGGATGAGATTCGTGCGGATGAGTCTGCTGATCCTCGTGCCCGCATGCTGGCGGAGTCTGTGACGGCTGCGAAAAACTCCGCAAAGTGGCGTGATTCGTATGTTACTGCTTCATTGGAGACAATGGACGCCAATGGCCGGGTTCATCCGAAGATCAATAGTTTGCAGGCCCGTACTGGGAGGATGTCAATAAATAACCCACCGTTGCAGCAGCTGCCCTCTGGGGGGGATGCTATACGTCGTATGTTTTTGGCTGAGGAGGGGTGCCGTATGGCATCTATTGACTTTTCAGGCGTGGAGCTTCGTGTTCTTGCTGCACTATCTCAAGATCCGGTTATGCTGAAGGTTTTCAGCGAGGGGCTAGATTTGCACCAAACCACCGCTGACAGCACGGGCGTGTCTAGGAAGGTCGCCAAGACGGTTAATTTTGGCAAGGTGTATGGTGCTGGGCCCAAGACCTTGGCACGTCAGTCTGGGTTGAGCGTGGAGGATGCTCAGAAGGTGTGTGACCTTTTTGATGACACTTACAAGGGTGTGACCTCGTTTGCCCATCAGCTAGCCTTCCCCATCAAGAAAGGTGAGCGAACTTTTGTAGTTACCCACACTGGTAGGAAGCTTCCTGTGGATGCTGAGCGACCATATGCGGCTTTGAACTACTGTATCCAGTCTACTGCCCGTGATGTGTTGGGTCGTGCTATGATTAAAGTACACGAGGCGGGGTTGTGGGATTATGCGGTACTCCCGATCCACGATGAGATTCTGTTTTCCTTCCCCGAGAAGGACGCTGAGGAGTTGTGCCGTCAAGCTGGGGTTGTCATGGAGATGGTTTTAAAGGATGTGCATATTTCGACTGAACCTGACCTGGGGGGAGGGTCGTGGGGTACGTTATATACAGCGGGTGAGCACGAGGTGATTGAGTTGACCGATCAGGATCGCATGAAGTACGGCGACACTCATCTTGTTGAACATTTGTTTACGTCACCTAAGTTTGAATTTTGAGGCGAGATTACTCCCACAATTTGAAGTTTAAACACAAAATTTGTTAATTACTCACAAAAGTGCTGGCAAATACTTGCAATTTGTCCAGAAGTGTAGTATACTTACTACTTATTCCCCCACCAAATCAGACTCGTGTCGCATATACACGCAGTCTTTAACATAAAGGAGCAATAGTGACAGGGTACGTTAATAGTTCCAAGCACCGGATTCTCAGCCGAGATGAAGAAGTCGTTCTGGGGCGTGCGGTACGAGCAGGACTAGCTGCCGACAAGAAACTTAATCATTCCCATATTGAGGGCATCCAGTTGACTTATCTTGAGCGCCGGAAGTTGAATGCCGACATTAAGGAGGGGAAGCGGGCCAAAGACACCTTTGTTACGCACAATCTTCGGTTGGCGATGGACACGGCAGCAAAGTACGCTCGCTCCCAAAGCCGTCTAGAGTACGAAGATCTTATTCAAGAGGCCACGATTGGTTTAATGCGTGCGGTAGATAAGTTTGATCCCGAGAAGGGCTTCAAGTTCTCCACGTATGCGACATGGTGGTGCCGCCAAGCTTGTCAGCGGGCTATTGCTAACTTTGGGCGGGCTATACGGCTTCCCATGCATGTTGAAGCTGATGTGCGGAAGTTGGCGGCGGTGGTTGATGAGTTCAGCACCAGGCAGCATGGCTTTAGCCGAGAGGACATTGCGGACCATTTGGATTGGGATCTTGACCACTTGGATGACATTTGGCACCATATGGAAAACAGCAGGCTGGAATCTTTGGATAATCCTCTTTCGGAGGATAGTTCGGTAACTCATGCGGACACGTTGGTGGATTACGATCAGACGCCTGTTGACGAGGAGGGGATTAGGGCTAGTTTCGCCACTGATATCTTGAAGGCGTTGTCAGTGCTGCCTGAGCGTGAGTATAAGGTGCTGATGCTTCACCACGGTTTGGGTGATAGTCCTGAGGCTATGACGTTGCAGGCTATTGGTGATATGATGGGTTTGACGAGGGAGCGTGTTCGGCAGCTTGAGGCTAAGGCGATTGCCAGGTTGAGGCATCCTTCGTCTGGTGTTGCTTGGGCGTTTACGGAGGCTTCTGAGGAAGTTTGAGGGTTTGCCCCTGTGGCGAAATTGGCAAACGCAGCGGACTCAAAATCCGTGGCCCGTTGGGCTTGTGGGTTCGATTCCCACCAGGGGTACAAATTTGACATTCTAATGGTAGTGTGTTATACTTGTCGGGTAAAGGAGCGTTGTGAATATTTTTTTTGTAGATGAAAATCCTGTTGTTGCTGCTCAAAGTTTGTGTGACAAGCATCAAGGTAAAATGCTTGTAGAGAGTGTGCAAATGATGGTGTCTGCTTTGCGTAGGCATGGTGCTGCGGATGCAGATGTTCCGTTGACTGCTAAGGGGACTCCACATAAAGGGGGGTATGCTAATCATCCAAGTACTCGCTGGGTCGGTGATTCTTTAAGCAACTTTACGTGGTTGTTTGATCATTCTGTTGCTCTTGCTGATGAGTTTGCTCTTAGGTTTGGTAAGGAACATGCTTGTGCTCGCCAACTAGATGCTGTGCGTGCTTCAGCTTGTATGGTGCCGGATGTTCCGATGACGGCTGTGCCGTTGTGTGTTGGCGATGAGCTGCATGCCAAGTACGGCACCACGGCTGTTTTGTCGGAAGCAGTTGACATTTATCGTGAATTCTATATAATAGACAAAGCCAGTTTCGCTAAATGGTTGAAAGGTCGTCCTTCTCCTGATTGGTGGAATTGTTAATCTTAATGTATTAGGAGGTACTACAAAGTATGGAAACCAATATTAATGTAGACTTGCAAGCGGTTATCGCTGATTTGCTTGACCAAATTAAGCGTCTTACTGGGGACAATGCTGTTCTTCGTACCGTTGTTAGGCAGATGCAGCAGGAAGAAGAAGCTAAGGCTGCTCAAGTTTCCGCCGTTTCCCCAGACGCAGCAGAGGCCCCAAAAGGTCGAGCTAAGGCGAGCTAGTTACGCCCCCTTCGATGTATAATATACGTAAGGAGGGATCATGGCTGCTGGTTCATACGACATGACCTGCGAGCAGGGCACAACTTTTATAAGGACGCTAACTGTCAAAAATCCAGATGGGTCATTAAGAGACTTTACGGATTTTACCGGCAGGATGCATGTGCGTCGCAGGATTACTGATATTACACCAATTATAGAGCTGACATCAGAGAATGGGCGGTTGTCTTTAAACTCTGATGGTCAGATTGTTGTGAGTCTATCTGCGTCTGAGACAGCAGCCATGACCGATGGCGGTGTGTATGATTTAGAAATAGAAAACTCCACTGGAGATGTCGAGCGGGTCATAGAAGGCCAGTTTAATTTCAAATTTGAGGTTACAAGATAATGTTTAGTTATGAAGCAGATACAACGCTTAAGGCAGCTTGGTCAACAATTGTTGAGCTACAGGAGCAGGTGTTAGACTTGAAGTCTAAGCTTATAGTTGCGGAGCAGGTGGTAAAAGAGTTAGTTTACTCAGAGGCACAGGTTGAGCAATTCCCGCAGGAGCAGACGGAAGGTACGGAGAGTGTGCCTTTCCCCGCAGATGCTGATGTTACAGCACTTGACTGAGTTATGCAGGAATTAAATTGGAACAAAGACGGCCATCGTTTACTGTTAAACATAAACAAATCGTCGCTTGATGTGGCCCCCGGCATTTGCCCAAATGGTGCAAGTGAGGGGGCCGCTTGCTATCATAGAGGCATTCAATCTTGCTTGGTTAACCACTTTATAAATGTGTTTGGATTAGAAACCAACACAGGCACCGTGGCCGCTTCAGACATTATTGAGATTGCTTGGTGCAGCGAAGGCAATGAATGGGACATTGATTTGGTGGAGTTTTTAATGATACCAGTTAATGACCCACATTTTCATGATTGGTACATAGGTATAACCAGCGAGTAGTTGAAGAACCCTTCATAATTTCGGTAGACTTTATATGAAGGTATTTTTGGAGGAACCGTGGCTGAGTATGTGCTTTCGCATCCTTTTAGAATTGACAATGATAACGGTCGCCCTGCGACTGTCTATTCGGATTCTGCAACTTACAAAGCTGAGCAGATTAATTCTATCATTCGCACAGAAAAAGATGAGCGGCCTCTGTTGGACCGTTTTGGAATGAATGATCCCACGTTCCATAGGTTTGACGCAGCAGAGTTTTTGTCGACGGTTCGACGTTTTTACGATCAGGAAGAGTTGCTTATCACGGATATAAAAGTTAAGTCTGTCAGTGGCGTGGACGCTGATGTGTTGATTGAGTTTGAGTGAGGTTGCTGTGGCTAATTCCCCTGATGTAAGTATTTATAAGGATCTTACTATTTTTGATGAAGATCCTGTGGCGATCCTTAACACTATTCTTGAAGGTGGGCGGGCGTTGCTGCCAAACTGGTCACCGCAGGCGGGGCAGATTGAAGTGGTCCTTGCTGAAATTTTCGCAGACCGCTCCGCTCAGGTTGTGGCCGGGATTAATAGGCTACCGTCTGCGACTGCTGAGGTCCTGCTTCAACTGTTCGGTCTGACCCGCAGCGACGGCACCAAGGCTACCGCTAGCATAAATATTGTACAAAGCGCACTAAACACGGCGCTGCCAGCAGGGACAGAGTTTCTGTACGTTGATGCGGTGACTAATATTTCTTACATTTACACATTGGACGAGGATTTTATTGCTTCTGCGGCTAATGTTGCCCAAGCAGCCGCTGTAACGGCTTTGGACATTGGGCAGTCGTACAATGTTTCCACTGGTGGCGGCCCGTTGTCACTTCTTACGAGCAGCCCCACGTTTGTTTCGGCAGTTTTTAGCACGGACCCTTCTGGGGGTTTAAACGCTGAAACAGACGCAGAGTATTTTGACCGTGGTGTTGCGTTGCTTGCTAGTTATACAACTGCGACGACTACTGCAAATCAAATTAAGAATTATGTGGGGACGAATAAGTCGTATGCTTATCGTGTTGCTGCTTATAATCGCAGGAAGTATAGGGATCGGGATACGACTTCTTCTTCGTATGGTGTTCATGATGGTTATGTTTTGGTTGCTGTGGCCGGGCAGACTGATGTTGCTAGTGCAGCGGCTACTGAGGTGGTGGTGTCGGCCTCTGATTTGTTTGATTTGCATACGTCTTTAGAGGAGCGCACTCCTTCTGGTTTGTCGGTTGAGGTGATGTCTGCTGAGTTGGCGAAGGTGCATGTTACGGCGTCTGTGAAAGCGTTGGATGGTTATACTTTTAGTTCTGTTAAGGCTGCGGTTGAGGCTGCGTTGCAGGACTATCTTTCTCCTAATTCTTGGGATTGGGAAAATCAGCGTGTCCGCCGGAATGAGATTATTTCTACGATTGATGCGGTGGAGGGTGTTGATTATGTTGATACTTTGTCTATGGACGCTGTTTCTGCTGTTGGGTCTAGTAATGTTGGGTATTACGACGTTTCGGGTGGAACAAGAACTACGGTGTCGCTGACGACTTCGGGTGTTACCGATGGGACATATGAGGCGGGCGACCTTGGTTTTTATTATGTGGATGCTCGAACCGGGCCCCCGGTGATTTATAAATTTGTGAATACGGGGCAGGTTACTGTTACGGGCGGAGCGGCTACTGCTATCTTTGAGGCGGTGGCTGAGGGTATTAATTATAATGAGAGTGCTAACGGTGGCAAAGTTGATCGTACGGCGACGCTTATTGGTACGGGAACTGCTGCTGCAGCCCTTGGTACTGCGAGTGTGGCTGCCACCTCGTTCTTTGCTGGGGGTAGCGATAACATCAACCAGTTTACAGTTTTGAACAATGCTTCTCCGACAGCGAATGTTTCGACAGATATTGTTTTACGTAACTTAGGTACGCTGGTGACGTATGGTACGTTGACAATTACTGAGGCGTGATGGGGGGCGTGAATGCCACTTAGAAATTTTAATCTTCTTAGTGCTAATCAACGTTCTTTTGGTACCGATGCTGGGTCTGACTTAGGTGGGTGGGCTTTAAGGTCGGGGGCGGCTACTGTTGGGCGGCTTTTGGATGCGGGTGCGTATAATACGTATATTCCGGGGGATGAGTTCTCGGATGTTTACGTTAATAATTTGTTGTTTGTTCGTCCCACTTCGGCGTCGGCTGATGTTGTTATTGAATCTCCTTTTTTGACTGTTACGCCGGGTAATGTTTATTTGGTGAGCATGGCTATTGGGTCCCTGCTTCCTAAAACGGCGACTATTCGTATGGAATTTTACGGAACGGCTTCTACGCCTGCTGCTTCGGCGGCGGAGGGGAGCGCTGTGGCTTCTGCTGCTATTAGTACTAATAGCATTATTTTACCGTTTCAGAGGATTTATAATAGTAATGAAACTTTGTCAGATGGTGTTTGGTCCTTAAGTACTGAACCGTTGGCCAAAGTGACAATCACGTTTGAGTCGCCTGCGGCGTCTGGGGACTTTTTCACTATTTTTGATCCTTTTGTAACAGAGGATGATCTTGCGCTGTCTGGTAATCTTTCTGGTTTAGCGTATTCGGATATGCCTAACTTTATGCAGGTGGATGATAAAAATATTAACGATCTGCTCGGGGCTCGGGGGGCACAGGCGCTAAGTTTTCCTTTAAAACGTTTCACAGAGTCGTTGTATCGACCTGTGGATTTGGTGGCTGCGGAGGCTTTAGAATTTGAGTACGTTCGACCTATTGCGGGTACTGAAAGTAAGTCTAAGCTTACTGATCCCGACACTGCCGCTTTGGGGTACCTGCCGTGGCTTGCGAGCGTTACTGGTACAACTCTTTTAACGATTGCTGGTGGAGGTATTTCTCCTTGGGCGGCGCTTGAACAAAATGATGAGGACAGAAGTGGAGACCCAGGGGAGTGGGCGGACATAGAGGCAGTTGGCAATTGGAAGGACCTAGAGGGAGTGGGTGATGGGTTTTTTGATAACATTAAAGTCTTCAGGGATTTGATTCGCACAGGGTTCACTGGGATAAACTCGGGGCGCCCTGATACAATTGCGTCGTTTTTACAAACAGTTGTTGGTGCCGCTGAGTTTACTCCGGTCATAAAAAATAATGATAGAGACAACCCTTTCCTTGTTGAAGTTTTGGTTGACCCCGCAACTGACCTTGGTGGGACTTTCATTAAAGACTATACAGACTTTGGATTGTCTGCTGGCGCTAATTCATCAACAACTGGTAGTGTTGTGGACTCCGGTCGAGGATCTTTGGACTTCAGTAAGCTGGTCTATCCGGCGACGCATTCTAATAATGATGCGACTGGTGCGGTTACTTATGGTAGAAGCTTTGTATCTGATGCGGATGGGTTCGCCCGCCATTTACGTCTAGTCCCTGGTGCTGCTGGGGCAGCGTCGGCGGTGCCAGAATTAGGCGGCGGTATTGCTGACGCACACTACACTGCAGGGGCTGCGTATGTGTACGGTAATACCGGCCCAACCAGCTACGGGTCAGTGACGGCATCTGTAACGGCGGTGCCTTTTGGCGGTTCCGGCAATACGCTTTCTTTGGGTGGGGTGCAGACTGAGTACGAGCTTATTTTTGTTCTTTCCGACATTACTCTTCCTACTGCGTCCATTGATGCAGCAGGCTCAGGCGGCAACACCCCCGCAGATTGGCTTTACCGAGAAAAACGTTTGTTAGCGTGTGGTACAGACAGCGGCGGTAACGGCAACGATTGGGCCGTCTACCTTGTTTCAGGGTCTACGGGTGCTGCCGATAACCAAACTAGATTGATGCTTATTGACGGATATAACAACGTTGGGGCCACAAACTACGCTGTTTCTGATCCCATTGATTTCGGGGTAATCAGCAGTCGAGGAGATGTCGTTCTTCGGGTTAAGCGGTCTGCAGTTGAGTCAGCCTCGGCAACAGCTACTTTCTACGCACAGTCGTCTATTTATGATGACTGGGATACTCATCAGGTTGGCGAGGTTGTGTTCCAGCCAACTTCTGCGGCAGTAGTCGCACCCGACACAAATGGCGCAATTCAAATTCTTGGGGAGTTAAACTCTAACGACAACTGGGCTGACGCAGTTCCGGTCTCTTGCAGCGTTAAGCGATTTATGTTTTTCAAGGAGTTAATTAGTTTCGCTGGGGAATCGGCCACCTCTTCGGCTGCGCACGCCTATTTTAATGGAGGATCAGCTACTAACTTTGGCGTGTACTCGTATACCCCCACGCTTGATATTGATTTCTCAGGTAGAGGTATTTACGACAGTTCGTTCACGCTTTCGGATTATGTTGATGGTAGGCGTTCTGGGTTAACGAATACTGTGACCGTAACAGTGAATGAAGCGGCGACGAACGGGTTGGATGTGTTGGCGTTCCGTAACACTGGGACGGACTACTGGTACTATGGTACTGCTGCACCGTCTATTGCGGGTGACACTTTGACCATTGATGGTCTTTCTAATAGTACGGCGTACAGAGTTGTGCCGACTATTGTTAACACTGGTACTGGTGCCACGTCCACTTCAGACTTTACTGATTTCACCACAGACGGCAGTGGCGTGCTTACTCTTTCAGCTTCGGCCGCTTATGTTGGGGTATCAGCCCTTTACGGAGGCATTACAGCTTCAGCTATTGAAGTGCAACCTAGTGGCGGTGGGACAGCTCTTGCCCGTTTCTTGCCTACAACTATTGCCGCAAGTGCCACAAGCGGGCCGGATAGCATTAACAGCAACAACACATGGACACTGACTCGTGCGTTCCCCGCTTCTTCAATTGCCTACGCACCAAGCCAGATTATCAACAGAGACTTTTTACATGTGTACGAAGGTGGCCCCACTTTCAACAACTGCCCCAAGATTGAAGTGTACAGTGATTTTTCTGTGCTGCTACAGTGTCGGCGTTTCTGGACAGCCTCCACTGGCACGGAATTCGACATTCTCCGCATCGAAACCAACGAAGTGACCCCTAAAGGGTTGCGCATATTTTATGATGGCCCGGCGATTAAAGCCACATTCTACGACGGCACAAATACCGAAACTGTGTCATGGACCGAATCCCCCGCCTACGGCTCCTGGCAATGGTTCGTGGTTCGTAGAGACCCAACTAACGGGTTAAGTCTGGTGCCACCGGGGTCGTACTCTCCTTCAAATCTAGTGTCTGGTTCTGAGATTACGGCATCCGCCACAGCCACTTCTCTTTTCAGTTCACCTACTTCTGTGATGAAGTTGGGCGAGGACGACGGTGCCAGCGCATGGAATGCACGGTTTGGTTTGTCAGAGTTTGTGTACTTTGACAGAAAACTTACAGATGCTGAAATAGAGCTTTTGAGCACGCAAATATCCTAGTAGAATAGTCGTTAGGAGGTTATTATGACTGTTAGCACAACTTCCCGCCTGGGAGTAACAACTTGGGACGCAGGATCCGACCCCTTTACTCGTGCCCAGATGAATGACAGCCACATCAACTTGGAAGCTAGGGCGGCAGGTTTTAATCAAGACGCCACCCGTCCATCTGCTGGTGCTGGTTTCACTGGGTTTTTCCATTTCAATAATGGGATTCTTACGTATTGTGATGGTGTCAACTGGTATGACCTCGTTGCAGTTGGCTCGACCGTTGTTGATCTTACCGCTTCGGCTGGAACCGTTGGCGTAAGTTCTGATTTCGCCCGTTCTGACCATCGCCACGGTATCGCTACTGATGCGATTGCCGAAAATATGATTCAAAATAACGCTGTTACCCGTGATAAGATTAGTAATAATAGTGTTGATCTTACTAAGCTTGTGGATTCGGCTAGCGGTTATGCTGTTTTGGGTAAGACGGGTTCGGGTTCTGGGGATTTTGCTGAGATTACTGCTGGGGCTAATAGTGTTTTGCGGCGTTCTGGGTCAGGTGATCTTTCGTTTGGCACGTTGTCGACTGCGCATATTGGGAACGGGCAGATTACTACGGATAAGATCGGCTCCCAGCAGGTGACGATTGATAAAATGGCAGCTAATTCTGTGGGCACTGACCAGTATGTGGATGCGTCTATTAAGGCTGAACATTTTGCCCCAGGCGCTGTTAGCGGGGCGTCGGTGGGGGAGGATTCGATTGATTCGATTAATATCCAGACTGGGGCTATTGATACTCGCCATATTGCCGACAATCAGGTGACTGTTGGCAAAATTCAACAGGTTGCGGCTCACAGTATTTTGGCACGAGTTGGTACTTCTACAGGTAACCTTTCAGCGTTGGTTGCTGGGACTGATAGTGTTTTGCGGCGTGACGGTTCAGGTAACCTGGCATTCGGCACAATTGATGGTGGGCATATTGGCATTGACAGTATTGACAGTCAGCATTATGCTGCTGGTTCTATTGATAGGGAGCACTTGGCTCCCGACATTATTGATGGCACTAAGATCGCAAATGATGTTATTAACTCTGAACATTATGTTGCAGGGTCTATTGATAGGGAGCACTTGGCTCCCGACATTATTGATGGCACTAAGATCGCAAATGATGTTATTAACTCTGAACATTATGTTGCAGGGTCAATTGACGCCGAGCATCTAAGCAACGCTTTATACAGTAGTGGCACATGGCAAGGGGCACTGTCTGGTAACGCCGCTACGGCAAGCCGGTGGTCGAACTACCGCACAATCACGTTAGGTGGTGATCTCACTGGTTCTGTGCAGATCAGGGGCGACGCTAATGTGACCCTGACTGCCACGGTTGCGGCTAATAGTGTAGCCTTGGGCACTGACACCACGGGCAATTATATGGCCGGTGTTTCTGCGGGTACGGGTGTTTCTGTTAGCCATACCCCGGGGGAGGGGTCCACAGCGACAATTTCTATCGGGCAGTCCGTTGCCACGACCAGCAACGTGACGTTCAATCAGGTCCAAAGCAACAGATACGATATCGGTTCGCAAGCGACCTCGGAGACGTGGATTACTCGGACCGTCGGTAATGATTTGTCGTTCCGCTTTGAGAGTACCAACTTGGCCCAGTGGCATAAAACCGTTGCCACAAATAATAATAGCGTTTTGTCATCCACCGCCCATGCGTTCCAGTTCCACAACCACTTGATTCCCTTCGTTACCTCAACGTCAGGGACCACCGGTCGGCTCCTTGGGGACAACAACAGGGCTTGGAACCGTCTCGTCTCAAAGAACGGCAGCTACCTGTCCTCTGACGCCACATTGAAAGACATTGAGGGCACCGCACCCGGCATGGACTTCGTGCGGATGCTGACCGGGTACGAATGGTCGTGGAAACTTGACGACGGCGTTTCTTTCTGGGGGCCTACCGCCCAGGACATCCAAGCGGCCGTTGATGCTTCGGGCTCTGACGCTGAGATTGTGACCGGCGAAGAGGGCAACCTAACGGTCCGCATGGAGTCCCTTTGGGGTCCGGTTATCAATGCTTTGAAAGAGCTAGAAGAGCGTATTGTTGCCCTCGGGGGGTGACCAGACTGGGAGGGGTTATGTGGAGCAACTTCATTGGCATGACCCTACCCGGCCTAGTCGGGTCCACAGTCACTATCCTAGCAATCGTCCTATCCACCCGGCTCCGACACAAAAAACTCGACCTAGAAATAGATGCCGCACAAGATAGCGTTTGGTTAGACCTAGTCAAACAAAGTCGGGTAGAATATGCACTACAGAGGAAAGAAAACAACAGACTGCGATACATAATACACCACCTACAAGAGGAGGTAAGCGACCTAGAAAAAAAGAACGCAGAACTGTTAAGACAAATAACTTCCCTAAAACATAACAACCCAGACTAGGAGACACAATGACCGATCCCGTACCCTTCAGCGAACGAGACGACGACGACTCAATAGATGACCTCCTAGCAATGATAAACGATGCCATCGTCACAACCGACAGCCCCGAAGAAATGATCCAAGAAGTCATCGGAGATGTCCTCCAAAACCACGAAGCCGCCGGGGTGCTCGGTAACTTTGTGTTTATTGGAGAAGTCGTGGGGAACGACGGCGAGGTTCGTTTGATGGTCGCCACGTCTGAAAATTTGCCTGATTGGATTGCTAGGGGCATGCTGATGACTGCTGAAGAGTTTATTATGGGCGGAATGTTGGAATGACCGCTGGACGGTACGACATTTTGTGTGTGGCCGACGAAGATTTAGAAGTCGAGTGGACTGTTTACAATCCTGATGGTGAGCTTGCCAATCTAAACTTGTGGCAGTCACGTATGCAGGTTCGGGAGACAGTTGCCGCAGAAACCGTAACATTAGACTGCTCTACCACCAATGGTAGAATCGTGCATAGTGTGGCAGATGGTACAATAACATTAAGCCTGTCTTCTTCCACCATTGCTGAAATAAGCTCGGGCGATTACGTGTACGATTTGGAACTTTACACCACCACGGGGGCTGATAGGGTGTTGCGTTTGGTGGAGGGATTTTTTAAGGTGAGCTAAAATGTCTGATTACACCGTCACCATTCAGGATGTTGTTAATGCTATCACCGTAACCGAGTTTGACGGCAATCATGTGGCTGAAGGATCTGTTTCCGAGTATACGGTCACCGTGGAGGACATTGTTAACGCTATTTCTGTTGCGGAGCAGCAGGGCAATAAAGTTACGGTTGTTGCTTCCACGTTTATTGGTGATGATGGTACGGCGTCTAAGCTGTTTTATTCGTCGGGTTCCCCTTCTGATTCTGTTGGTGGTGTGGGGGATTTTTATATTGATGTTTCGATTGGTAAGTTGTGGGGGCCTAAGGGGGCTTCTGGGTGGTCATCTTCTGAGCTTCCTCTTATTCCTAAAAGGTTTGTGTTTTCGCAGGGGTTGCCGTCTTCTTCTTGGAATGTTGATCATACTTTGGATGGTTTTCCTTCTGTAACTGTTGTGGATTCTGCAGGTACTGTGGTGATTGGTGATGTAATATATAATAGCAGGAGTAACCTTACTATTAATTTTTCTGCCGCCTTTTCGGGTAAGGCATATTTAACTTAATAAGGAGTAGACAGTGTCTCAGAAATTTTTAACAGCTATAGACCTTAACCAAAACGAGTTGCAGAATGCTGTAATTCAGAATTTGGGCACTCCCCCGGGCAGCCCGGTAAAGGGTCAGCTTTACTTTGATAGCGATGCCGGTGATAATAAACTGTATGTTTGGGATGGCACTTCCTGGGTTAATCTTCAGGACACTGGTGCGGGCACTCTCACTATCTCCGACGGCTCCAATTCCGACGGTCTTACAGTAGGTACTGACACCCTTACGTTTGATAGTGGTACGGGTGTTACTACCGCAGTCACAGACAATCAAGTCTCTTTTTCTATTGGTCAGGACGTTGGAACTAGCGCTGATGTAACTTTCAATACAGTTACTGCTAGCCTTACTGGTAACGCTGATACCGCCACTGAGGCAACAAACATTACTGCGGTTGCCAATAACGCTACTGATGAGACTGTTTACCTGACATTTGTTGACGGCGCTACCGGCACTCAAGGCATTGAGACAGACACCGGACTTACCTACAACCCGTCGACTGGTGTACTCACCACTACTTCCGTTACCGGTGACCTGACCGGCGATGTGACCGGCAACGCCGATACTGCTACGGAGCTTGCCACGGCCCGCACAATTGCTTTGAGCGGTGACGTTAACGCCACTGGCGTAGGCTTCGATGGTAGTGGCGACATTACGCTCACTACCACAATTGCTAACGACAGCGTTGACCTTGGTACGCACACGACAGGCGACTACGTTGAAAGTCTTGTTGCAGGTACTGGCGTTACTCTTAGTAATAACTCAGGCGAGGGGGCTACACCTACAGTTGCTATTGGTCAGGCCGTTGGTACGAGTGATAACGTAACATTCAATGATCTTACCGTTGCTGGTAACCTTACTGTTAGCGGCACGACGACAACGATTGATACTGCTACGCTTTCTGTTGAAGACCCGCTGATTGTTCTCGCTAGCAACAACAATACTACTGACGCTGTTGACATTGGTTTCTACGGCTTGTACGATTCAAGCGGTTCTCAAGACCTGTACGCCGGTCTTTTCCGTGACGCTGATGACGGCAAGTTCCGCTTGTTCAAAGATTCTCAGGCTGCTCCGTCGACTACGGTCGACACGGGTGCGACTGGCTACGCTGTTGCTACGCTTGTTGCTGCCCTAGAGGGCAATGCTGATACTGCGACGGCCCTTGAAACCGCACGCACTATTGGTGGTGTTTCGTTCGATGGTACTGCGAACATTGACCTTCCCGGCGTCAACACGGAAGGCAATCAAGATACTACAGGTAATGCTGCTACTGCGACGGCCCTTGAAACCGCACGCACTATCAACGGTGTTTCGTTTGACGGTACGGCCAACATTACGGTTACTGCGGCTGCTGGAACACTAACTGGTACTGAACTTAACTCTACTGTTGTAACGTCTTCGCTTACCACGGTAGGAACTATCGATACTGGTACGTGGAACGGTAGCACTATTGCTGTTGCTTATGGTGGTACTGGTGCCACTACCGCTTCAGCGGCTAGGAATAACTTGGCGGTAGGGGACGGTACTGACATTACGGGCACTACGCTTGCCCGAATTGCCGCTGTAGACTGCGCCGCCGACTCCAGTGGAGTCAGCACGACAACTGTCACCCATAACTTTGGGACCAAGGACGTTATTGTGCAGGTGTACGATAGCTCCAATGGGGACACAGTTGTTGGTGACGTGGTTCGGACTTCGGCGGAGGTTGTTACAGTAACCTTGAACGGTACAATTGGGGCGGGGGACTACCGCATCGTTGTGACAGCCGCAGGGGACGGCACCGCCTAAGTAAAGATGTTACGGTAAACAATCCGTAACGCTACCGGTTCACGATAGTGGGCAAGGTAGTTACGCCGTGCAGGCGATAAATACCCGACAAGGGGGTGGGGTTTGTTCATAGACAGACCCCACCCCTTTGTGGTATAATACGGGTACACTTACCTTGAGGGGCAAGTGGGCAGACAAGAAAGCTGGTTGAGGCCGTGGCTCAAAAATTTAAAACTAGTATCACCATTGATGATGCGACCAGTGCAGCGTCACAAGCGGTTGCAATCAATGTAACCGGTGACACCCAGAACAGGTTAACTATTGATGCTGGTGGTAAAATTTCTTGGGGGCCAGGAGGAACAACAGCCGTAGATACCGTACTGTATCGGTCTGCTGCGGATACGCTAAAAACGGACGATGCTTTTACGGCCACCTCCCTGGCGGTAACGGGCGCTTTCACATTACCCACGTCTGATGGTAGCGCTAATCAGGTTATGGTGACGAATGGGTCGGGTACTGTTACTTGGGCTAATCAGTCTGGCGGTGGTGGGGGTGGCGGTGTCACGGTTAGTGATACTCCGCCGTCTAGCCCTAGTTCGGGTGATTTGTGGTTTGAATCGGATACCGGTGTAACGTTTGTTTATTACGATAGTTTTTGGGTTGAGGTGGGGTCGTCTAATAGTGTGGCTGTTGGAGGGGACGGCGCTATTCAGTATGCTTCTAGTGGGGGGTTGGATGCTGATGACACTAATTTTGTATGGGATGCCACGAACACCCGGTTGGGTATTGGAACGTCTACCCCTAGTGATTTGCTGGAATTATCTGGCGGTAACTTGATTAGTGATGGGCATGTCACGGCTCAATCTGGAGGCGCTGATGGGGGCATTGTTCTTGGGCAGGCGTTTGGTTCAGGTTACGTCGGGTTGCGTACTGCTGGAATGTCTGAAACGTCTAGTGGGGAGTATGTCCTCATTTCTGATGGGACTAACAGTTTTTTGGGTGCGGGTACGGGGGGCACTACATATATTCGTGGTGGGGCAAATAGCACCGCATATGAACTGTCAATTAGCAATAGCGTGGCACAAATAAAAGGTAATTTGACAGTTGTCGATAATGGTACCTCAGGGACCGGTAAGGTGCTGTTACCTTCGGCAGGGGGCGACGGCGGCCTTGCCTTAGAATCTTGGAATGCAAGCGGGTTCTTTGGGGCTATTGCAACAGCAAACATGACAAGCACCGAATACATGATGATTTCGGCAGGCACACATACTTATATTTCGGCAGCGACTGGCTCTAATGTTTATATTCGGGCTGGGGCAAACTCTGGAACTCATGAACTCTGGCTTGAACAATCATCAGGTAAAACTTATATTGAAACAACTAATGGGGTGTTCATAGACAATGTGCTTAACATGGAGCCGCTCACTGCTACCGAAGGGGGAGAAATAGCCCTGCTCCACGGCACATCTGGGCTGCAAGACGCTGTTTTGGATAATTACCACAGCGGTAGCACGTATTTTAGAGTGGTTGGTGATTCAACCGTCATGTTCCGAGTACGTCTTGATACTCGCCTGTATGCGTTGGGCGGCACGGGACGGGATGTTTACATTAACTCTAATGACACGCTGGTGTACAATACGTCAACTCTTGATTTAAAGGAAAACATTGTTACAGTCACTGCTGAGAGTGTGGATGATCAGGGTCGCTCTGTGTTGGAACGGGCCCGCATGCTTGAGGCTCTTGAATATGAGTATTCGGCGGCCGCCGCTGACGCTGTTCCAGGTAATCGTTACATAGGTTTGGCCGCTGAGCATGTGCATGATTTGTTCCCAACTGCCACCACCGATTACTTAGATTACGACGAAGATGAGAACGGTGACCCAATTGAAGGAACGGGGCGACCAGTTGGGTGGGATAACCGGGCGATGATTGGTGTTCTTTGGGCGTTGTGGCGTGATTCTGACACAAAACTACAAGATGCTTTGAATAGAATTTCAGTATTGGAGGCCGGATAATGGCTATGGATTTTCCTGATTCGCCCGCAGTTAATGATACTTTCACGGTGGGCTCCCGCCAATGGAAATATGACGGAACCACGTGGTTGCTTGTAGGTACCCCTCGCAACAACTTTGGTACAACTGAGTCTGATGTTACTTCTCGCCCGAACTATGATACAGTTATTTTTATTGGATCTACAGAGCCTACTGTTGGGCAGTCGGGTGACGTGTGGATTGATAACTCATAATGCGACAGACAAAGTGGACATACCTTACAGTCGATTCAACTACATCAACGTCGTTTGAAATTGTTGGCAATACGTCTGCTGGGGTTATTGCAGATTCGTGGGGAAGCGGAAATTCACTTTGGGCTGCGGTCATTTCATTAGAAGTCGGCATGCACGACAACGCTGCTGAGGCGTCATTCCAGTGTGGCCTTATAACTGATCCTACAGGCACTCCAACGTTTTACCCGCAGACGCCGACGTTTGACCACAGACCTCCAAGTGATAATTCGTATACGACTGCTTCTCCTACTAATGATACGGGTAGGTGGCGTAGTTATGTTCGCATGTTTAGGTTTGCGGCGGATCCTTTCGGCAATGATACTGATAATAATAATTTTGGTGTTGGGGTTCAGTTTAAGACGAGTAATTCTGCGGATCTTGCTTATGTTAGAGATTTGAACATTGTTTGCTTTAAGCTTGGGCCTAATGATATTTGGTTGAGTGAAAGTAGTGTTTTTGGGGTGAGCAGTACAGGGAGTGGTATA